AGCTATACTTGATGGTTGGTCTACACTTATCGGCATTGTTCATCATTCATAAGCTGTTATTGAAACATCTTCGTTGACTTTAAGTGTACCGTAAATTAAAGTGCTGACTGTAGGGCCTGTAGCTCCGTCATATGCTTGTTGTTCAATGTCGTACACATACAAACCAGAAGGGATGCCCTTCATTGTTTCAGAATCGAACGAAAAGTCAACATACGTTTGAGTAGTTGGGTCAACGGAATTAACCGTTGTCGCAAGAGTAATGTCGGCGGCAGTCGCCGAGTCGTTTAGGTCAGAGTCCCTAACCTGCATCAAGAAGATGTCATTCACAGTAAACGCAGCAGCGCCCGATGAGGTGGTTAGCGTCAACCTAAGATCGAACGTGTCACCTCTTTTGCAGATGATGTCAACCCTTTGTGAGGTGTCTAAGTTTATAGTTGTTGCCATTTTTATAGTCCTAACATTTGTGATAAATCCTCGCCTTGAGGAGGTTGTGGAGGCATCTGCATTTGGTCTTGATCGCCTTGACGTTGTGCGATAAGCTTGCTTTGCTCGACTGCTTGCTTTTCTACCCTGTCGTCTTTTCTGTCTTCTTTCAAAACCTCAAGCTTTTCTTTGAATTCTTGATCATCAGATCTAACACCGAGAAGCGCCTGAGCTTTAATTATTTCAATCTCCTTTCTGAATCCATGCTTTACTTCTTCTAGCTTAGAGTCTAACTGCATTTTAAGCTGCATTTCTTGCGATTTGAGCTGAGCCTCCATTTGCATCTCTTGCTGCCTAGCCTGAGAAGCAGCTTGTACCGATTGCTGTTGAATCTGAGCTTGCTGCTGAGAGTTCTGCATAGCAATTTGCTGGTTTGATGCAATCCTCTTTTTTCTTCTTACAACCAGTAAACGCTCAGCCTGATTCAAGTCTTTAAGCTGCCTAATAGCGATAGCATCCTCTAGGTCGATTTCCTTTTGACTAAGAGCAATCTGAATATTCTGCTCCAGGTACTCTCTCTCTGCCTCCTCCATCTCTTTAACCACCCTTACACCAAAGTTGTACATAGGAAGGTCTTTGAATGAATTAAGAACCTCCATATTTGTTTTACCAACGGCGTTTTCATAAATGCGGTAAAGAATAGACTCAGGGTGAATAACCTGAAGGCACTTAACGATGTCAGTGCAAACCTTCTTGTACAAAACCATAGAAGAGTTTGTGATGTCATAAATCGCATTGTTAGCCGCCGCAATAGCTTGTTGACGGACACCAACAAGAGCGTCTGTCTTTGGGGATGACGCATCCATTACCTCGTTGATTCCCGTAGCGTCACGGATCATCCTGAGGTAATGATTATACAGTCCAATCAATTCGTTTACATTCCGAATGCTATTTCCTATTTCTCTAATTGGAGGGTTCTGAAATCCTCCCTCTGGGTTCTTACTCCTGTAGTAAAATACACCAGTCTGCTCGTAGATATCGTGGAGATCAAGCGGTTGAAGTTCACCACCCTTACCTAGTTGAACATTTTCTAAGCCCTCAATATCAATGATAATACCATCAGGCTTAGCTTTTGCCACTGCCTGCTGAAGCTTAAGATGCGTAAGCTGAAGCTGGTCGGCAAAACCAATACAGCTATCAACCAGAGACTTCGGCATCATATCTAAAATGTTTGTAGCGCAAACAGAGTACGATAGATTGGCCTTGCTTATATCGTATACATTCTTGGGAACGTTTGTCTTCTTTCCGTAATTAAAGATGTAATCAGTTCCTAGGATATAACAACCGCCGTAGACAGTTGCATTCTCAAACTTAGTGACCTCTCTGTTAAATACAGAATTTTTTGGGGCTTTGTAATTTTCGCCCTTGGGGTAAAACCCAACGTTTCCGTATTGACTCTCTTTAGATTCGTAGTATTCACTGTCTACAGACGTGAATTCAAAATCTAAAACTTCAATCATGTACTCATCGTAACCGAAGCTAGATGTGTTGTTCACTCTGTCGTAAGAAGACTGAGTGAGCTTTGACGCATCATACCCATATTTTTTCTGCGCCTTTTGAGCAATCCGCTTGAAGTCCTCCTCGCTAAACTGATCGCCAGCCATTCTCTTTAGCTCTTGAATGGGTACGTACCTTACATGTCCAGCATAAACCAAGTCGTTAAAGCCAGGGTCTTCCGTAAAGCTATGAACAAAGTTTACTGGATCGATGTAAGAAGTGTGGATACCGTAGTTAGGGTCATTATCCCTTTTCACTACAGAAAGCCCAAGGACAGTCAAGTCATTTACACACCTTCTAAGAATGGAATCATTGAAGTCATTCCACTCTAAAGTAAGATTTGTTGCTATCTGAGCTGCAATCTCTGAGTTAGACTTAATATTGTTTTCAATAAATATCTCAGCCTCTTCAAGGGTTTCTGGAATATCTTTTTGTGGGCCCGCAACTTGAACCCCAAGATTCTGCTCAATACTTTTTAGTGATTCTTTTGACTTTACTGACAACTCGATCTTCTTTCTTTTTAAGTCTTTCTCAGAAGAAGATATCGGGTCAATTGCCTCAAGATTAGGGTATGGAGAAGAAGACAGAATCTTGTTTACAACGATCCTGACGAATTTAGGGAGGATAGGAACTGGAGTGAAATCCAGGTTAAGCATGCTTCCATCGCCGTTATTAGGATCAAGGGAGCTAAGAAGAGACCGATAAATAGCGGTGTCTTGCGTGCCGTTTGCGTAACGTCTGTTTTTTTCGAAGGTTTTCTTCCTGTTGCCGTATACGGAATTTTGCTGATCTATCTTTCCCCACTGCCGATAAATCGACTTAGCGTATTTCAGACCATACTCCTTGCCCTGCTTCACCTCAGAAGAAGCCAGTGGATCTGGGAAGCTGGAAGAATTTTTGTTTGTACTGTGCATCTGCAATGAGTGGAGTAATTTAACTCAATGCAAATATAGTAAAACTAGGAGTGCCAAGCTTTTGGCTTGTAGGTTCTAAAAAACTTCCTGTCATCAAAGGAGCTGCGGGGCTTTTCCTTCTTGGATTTTTGAGCTGCAAGCAAAGCTAAACCAGAGCTAATAGTCAAGTCAAACTTAGTTCTTTTGTCTATTTTGTACCCAATCCAGTCTTCAAGCGTTCTGTTAAACATCATTTTCCCCATTTCACCTTCTTCGGGGTTAATGCCAACGTGATCGTGTATGTAAGCTTCAATAGCGTGAGCGTGGGCCTGAATTACATCTTGAGAATTGGATGGAATTCCCTTTGTTCTTACATTAGAATTAGAGCTGTTGTTTCTAAGGTGGCTTGGTCTATCCATCAAATACCCGTCATAACCCCTTGATTCAAAGTACCTTGCAATACCATACTTATTGTTCTCTATTAGTATTGGATAACCATAGAAAAAAGCACACATAAGAACGTCTTCGTAAAAGATGCTAGCTAAGTCTGGGCGGGAAGCGTACTCCACAACAAATGTATTCCCTGGTACATCCATGTTGAACTTATTGTACATGTGCAATGCACCCTTCGATCCCCTGCCGTCTACCGTAGCGTCTAAGTCATAGGAGTCAACTCCACCCACACCGATGTGTCCATTTGGAGCCACTTTCTTGCCCCTGTTTTCTGCCTTGATGTTTCTTAAATGCTTTGGAGCAAGCCAAGCAACACGGAATCTTCCGTTCGGGTCTGGAGAAAAGACAACCTCTTCGTCTTTGGTTCTCCATACAAAATTACCTTGAACTATCGGGCTAGGGTATAGGCTGTCATTGTGCTCAATTTGCTGATAGATCTTACCAATATTAAACAAACTGCCTTCGATGCTATCCCTGAAAGCCTCATCTTCAGTGAATGGGAACTGACGAATAATTTCGTTTAGTTCTGACGGGTCATCTTTAAATGAATGTCTTTCGTTTTTAAGATAGGTTTTACTACCCTGATCAATAGCTTCGCCGTCAAGACCTATTACGTCACCATGTATGTGTACGCTTTGGGAAGGGTCATCAACCACTGGGTTTCCATACTTGTCGAAAAAACCCTCAAGAGCGTCGTAGGCTGGAATGAATATTCTGTATAGACCTGATCTTGTACGTCCATTATTGTTTCTTTCGTTTGGGTCGGAATCAGCCCATAAATCCCTGTACTCTTTGCCGCCCTTACCCATTGGGTTGACAGTGCTGCCAACTAGAGCTTTTCCAACAACTCTTTTACCTACAATAAGACAAGTTCTTTCGATTCTCCAAGCCTCACGGATGTCTGCTGGTTTCTCCCATTTTCCAGCCTCATCCAGATACAACATGTGTAACTTTTCTCCGTCGTATGCGTTATTCGTAGTGTTCTTCCAGTTTATTACCGTGTTTAGAGCATCGCCTATATTTGAGGTCTTGTGGTTTTTAGTTATTCTTTTCGAAGGCTCTCTGAAAGCGAGCTCCATACGAGGATTTGTAGTACCATCCTGAATTGGCTTGAAGAAGAACGGGTAGCCGCGAAAGATCGCAACCACTTTCTTCATAAAGATGTTTTCCTGAGAGTCCTTACCAGTCTTTGACTGAATACCCAAAAGCTTCTCTTTAACTTGACTAGCTTCGTCCACAAGAACAGAAGAGCATATATTAGTGTAGCCAGAACGACGACACTTAGTATATAGCTGACCGAAACAACGAGGATCAGCTTCGCACGCAGCCATGTGGAGAAAGATTTCCCTTTGGAAAGCGAGGTATGATGGGTATCCGATATCAATTTTAGACCATTGTAGAAACATATAGTGTCGCCCTGTAATATACGTAGGGATCCCATTATTGTAAAACCACACACCGTCGCGCCTACGCTGAAACTCTTGTTCGATGTAAGCACGAAACTTCTTTCGAAACTCGGCAGGTTTTTCGAGCCACTCATCCATACTGCGAATCCTTTGCAGCTCCTGGGGCATAGCGATGCGTTCCCACATCTGCATTGCCTTTGGTTTTTCATGGAAGAGAATCTCCGATCGTTTTGGTTTCTTTGGGAGTACAACGAGTAACCCATGGAGCTCCATGATCTCTCCCTCTGTACCGT